ATGGCAGGTAAGGATGTTCCACCGGAATCAATAAAAAAATGTTTAGGTGTAGATAATCTAAAAGATGCAGAAGATAACTTTAGTGTTGTTACTGATGAAAAAATAATTAAGAATAGAGAAAAAACAGTTACTACTGGTAAAGTTGTTTACATATATGCAGTTGACCAGAAAGATGGTAGTAGAAAGTTTATTGGTGAAAAAAGATATCGTTCAAAATCAGGTATAACGGGTAAAACTTCAAATACAATACAATGGTCGCCTGATATGCAGAAATGTTTTGATAAATAACGGAGAGAATGAGTGAGAACGCAATTATTATGTACGTTTACAACAGAATCTTCGTTTGAAGATTTATTAACTAAAATATTCGATGGGCATGAATTATTCAGTAGAAAGATATTCGTACTGAAATTAGAACCATCTAATGAATTAGTGATTAGTTATAATATTATACCAAATAGGGAAAATAAATTCTTACCTAATAGCATAATGGTACACCGAAAAAAAGAATCCAATACAATTTACACAATTAACGCTTTAAACCGATTAATTAAAGAATTGAATGGTGGTACGGAAGATAAATCGTATCAAGTAGAATGGGCAAACTATCGCAACTCAATCATCCTTACAGATGGTGATGGTTACAAAACAATGAAAACAAAATTGTTCAGAATAGTTGATGTTAATTAAAAAAGTTTAATATTTATAGTATATGAAAGAATGTACCTGTAACCAATGTTTATGTGAATCAAAAGAAGAGTGTAGCTCATCTTGTGGTTCAAACAATCAATGTACTTGTTGTAAATTGGTAGTGTGGAATTTATTTCGTATATTAGTAGTATATTTAATGGTTATCTATGATTAGCGTAAAGTTCGCTCTTAGTAAAGTAGATACTCGGTGGTTTTAAATCCACTATAAAAAATTAAGACCAAGTCAACGTGTGGGTTTAAATTAACGTTGAAAAATAAAAAGTAAATATAATTAGGAAGTTACAAATAAATTTCGTATATTTACATAAGTAATAATTAATAATAACTAAAAAAAGTAAAATTATGGCAATTGACTTAAATGCAATCCGAAACCGTCTGGACAGTTTACAGACGAAAACTACAAAAACTGATAATCTATGGAAGCCAAAACCTGGTAAGCAACAAGTAAGAATAGTACCTTACGTTCACAATCCATCAAATCCTTTTATCGAATTATTTTTCCACTACAACTTTGGTGGTAAGAATATTCTCTCACCTCAAACACATGGTGAAGCAGACCCATTAATGGAGTTCGCTGACCAATTGAAATCAACTGGTGATAGAAATGATTGGAATCTTTCAAAGCAATTAACACCTAAGATGAGAACTTACGTTCCTGTATTGGTTCGTGGTGAAGAATCTGAAGGAGTTAAATTTTGGGGATTTGGTAAAACTGTGTATCAAGAACTACTTGCTTTCTTCGCAGACCCAGATTATGGTGATTTAACAGACCCAACAAATGGTAGAGATATCACTGTTGAGTTTAAAACCGCAAAAGAGTTAGGTAAGAACTATCCTGAAACTTATATCAGAGTTAAACCAAACCAAACTCCAATTACAGAAGATAAAAACGTTTTAGAAACTGTAAAAGACCAAATTGAATTACCAGGTATGTTTAAGAAATATACTTATGATGATATGAAAGGTTTATTGGAAACTTGGATGGAAACTGGTCAAGTAGGGGATGATTCTAAAGAAGAAGAATCTACACCAACTAATAACTCTACTCAATCAGCACCAGCAGCAGCTGTGAGTAACTCAACCAACACAGATGTAAAAGACGCATTTGAGGATTTATTCAATAACTAAAAACATTAAGAATGGCTAAAACAAATCGTGATGAATTATCATCGCTATTAGCTGATAACCTTAATAAGAAGTTCAAAGGACAAGCAAAAGTAGCTTACTTTCTTGATGGCTCCGAACAGACACCCACCGACTTAACCGAGTGGGTGTCTACAGGAGATGATATGTTAGATTTAGCTATATCAAATCGACCTAATGGTGGATTTCCTGTTGGACGAATTGTAGAGGTTACTGGTTTAGAAGCGAGTGGCAAATCTCTGTTATCAGCACATACATTAGCAAACACTCAGAAGAAGGGTGGTTTGGCAGTGTATATTGATACAGAGAACGCAATTAACCAAGAATTCTTAGAAGCATTAGGTGTTGATACTCAGAAGTTACTTTATGTACCTTTGGAAGCAGTAGAAGATATCTTTGATGCTATGGATTCAATTATCGAATCAATTAGAAAATCCGATAATAACAAATTGGTAACAATAGTAGTTGATTCTGTTGCGGCAGCATCTACTAAAGTAGAGATGGCAGCTGATTATGACCAAGCTGGTTATGCTACTCAAAAAGCAATCATTATCTCAAAAGCAATGAGAAAGATTACAAATCTTATTGGTAGAGAGAGAATATTGGTTGTATTTACAAATCAACTTAGAGTTAGATTAGGAGTATCTTTTGGAGACCCTTACACTACATCAGGTGGGAAAGCATTAGGTTTTCATGCATCTTGTAGATTGAGAATGAAACAAATGGGTAAACTCAATTCTAAAGTTGGGGGTGTTGAACAAACTGTTGGTATTAAGACTAGAGTACAAGTTATTAAGAACAGAATGGGACCACCACTAAGAGCAGTTGATTTTGAAATCTACTTTGATAGGGGTATTGATAGATATGGTTCGTGGTTGAATACTATGAAAACATATAAGTTGATACAGATAAGTGGAGCTTGGTATACTTGGGTTGATGAATCAACTGGAGAAGAGATTAAATTCCAAGCTAAGAACTTCACTAACATCTTAGAAGAAAGACCAGAGGTAAAGGAACAAATGTATAAACAAATCTGTGATGCATATATCTTAGGATACAAAGAAGCATCCGAAGCAGCAAACACAGACACAACAAAACTCGATGAAGGACACGAAATCTAATTACAAAGAAATGTTTAATAAGCTATCAGAAACTCCCAAAAGGAACGTTAATGATAAAGTTATGATTGTAGATGGATTGAATTTGTTCATCAGATGTTTTGGCGCAGTTCCAACTCTGAATGATGATGGAGAGCACGTCGGTGGGGTAACAGGTTGTCTGTTATCCCTCGGCGCTCTTATTCGTAAGAACAAACCAACTAGAGTGTTGGTAGTTTTTGATGGTAAGGGTGGTTCTCAACGTAGAAAAAAGATGTATAAGGGATACAAAGAAGGTAGAACAGGATTAACCAAAGTTAATAGATTGGTTGGTTACGAAGATTTAGAAGACCAAGCAGAATCTATGAAACGTAACTTTAACGCTTTAATCAAATACTTAGAGTTATTACCTGTTGATTTGTGTTATATTGATTACATCGAAGCAGATGATATTATGGCATACGCTGCCAGACATATATTTAAAAAAGAAGTTTTGATAATTTCCTCTGATAAGGATTTCTTACAATTAGTTGATGATAGAATTTCAGTATATCTACCAACTAAGAAGAAGATGATGTTCAAAGAGGATGTAAAAGAGTTATATGGAGTTCCATCAAAGAATTTAGTATATTATAGAATTTTTGATGGTGATAAATCCGATAATATTCCTGGCGTAAGGGGAATCGGACCTAAAACACTAATAAATAAATTAGATTTCCTTCAATCGGATGGATTAACATTGGATACCCTATTAGAAAAGGTATCTCAAATGGATGATGAGAAACTGAAAAACAAAATATTGGAACATACCGATACTTTGAAATTAAACTATGATTTAATGCAGTTATCAGAACCAATAATGGGTTCAGCGATTACATCAAATGTACGAAATATCATTGATACACCAATCAACGGATTAAATTCTTTTGAATTCAAAAAAGAGTTTATGGTTGATAAACTATATACTGCATTTAAGAATGTAGAAACATGGTTAGTGAACACTTGGGGTGATTTGGATAAATATTCAAAACAAACCCGAAAATAATTTGGTAGTTACAATAATAAATCGTATATTGGTACAATATGGATAAATTCGGAAACAAATTTGGTACGTCATTTCAGATAAAGATACTTTCATCTCTATTATCAGATAGGATATTCTTACAACAGATGTATGATATTCTTAAACCTGAGATGTTTGATTCAGATGCTAATGAATGGATAGTAACGAAAACATTAAATCATTTTGATACGTTTTCACAACTACCCACATTGGATGTCTTTAAAAACGAAGTAGATAAGGTTGAGAGAGATGTTCTCAAATCATCTATAGTAGATAACCTAAAGCAAGTTTGGAACGGCTTAGAATCGGATGATTTAGAGTACGTTAAAGAACAATCTTTAGAATTCTGTAAGAATCAAACCTTTAAGAACGCAATCTTAGAATCTGTAGATTTACTAAGTGATGGTAAATTCGATATAATTAAATCGAAGATTGATAACGCTATGAAAGCGGGACAGGATACTGATATCGGACATGAGTACAAAGAAAACATCATTGAAAGATACGAATCAACTGTTAGAGATGTAGTTCCTTGTGGTTGGCCTGTTATCGATGAATTAGTAGATGGTGGTTTTGGTAAAGGTGAGTTGATAATATTTGCAGCTCCACCGGGTATTGGTAAATCTTGGGCATTGGTGAATGTTGGTATGGCAGCTGCTAAAGCTGGTAAGACTGTAGTTCATTATACATTAGAACTTAACGAAGGATATGTAGGGCAGAGATACGATTCAGTATTAACTGGAATACCCGTACCTAAACTTAAATTTGAAATAGATGAAGTACGAAAGCAGGTAGAAAAACTAAGTGGTGATATCGTTGTAAAACATTGGCCTACTAAATCTGCTGGATTGAATACTATGAGAGCATCATTAGATAAATTGAAGTTGCAAGGTAAATCTCCTGATTTGATTATATGTGATTACGCTGATTTATTAAAGGGTAATAGTAGAAAAGAAAGACACGAAGAGTTAGAAGAGATTGTTGAGGGATTAAGAGGTATTGCGGGTGAATACGAAGTTCCATTATTTACAGCATCTCAGATAAATCGTAGTGGAGCAGAGCAAGATGTTATTACTGGTACTTCTATAGCTGGTTCATTCTCAAAACTGATGACTGCAGATTTTGTAGTATCATTAAGTAGGAAGATTGAGGATAAATTAGCAGGTACAGGTAGATGGCACGTAATAAAAAATAGATTTGGACCAGATGGGATGACTTTACCTTCAAAAGCTAATATGAGTACAGGTAGGATTGATATCTACAACGATGATTCCATTGATGGTAAAAAAACCCAAAAGGATATGAACACTGGGGGTGAGTTAGTGAGAAAGAATTTGTTACAAAAATATAACGAAATGAATAAAGATATTGATTTCTAATCCATATATATTATAACCCACAACAACGAAATTAAAACAATAGAAGATAAAAATATGACACAATTATTTACAGAAAGAGTACCATTCAAACCATTTGAATATCCAATTTATTACACCGAAGGGTGGTTAAAACAAGCACAAGCATTTTGGTTACATACTGAAATACCAATGCAAGGTGATTTGAAAGATTGGAACGAAAATCTGAATAAATCGGAAAAGCATTTGGTTGGAAATATCCTTTTAGGATTTGCTCAAACTGAATGTGCCGTATCCGATTATTGGACAACAATGGTAACCAAATGGTTTCCTAAACATGAAATCAAACAAATGGCGATGATGTTTGGTTCACAAGAAACAATACACGCTACAGCTTACTCCTATCTAAACGAATCATTAGGTTT